GATCCTGGCGCTTGCGCTGACTGTTCCTATTCGCATTGAGGAACACGATTGCCTCCGTCGGAAGACCCACGTTCTTACGAAGAATTGTGCGTTGTGCGAGGGTCAGCTTCGAGAAGATCGTCGAATCCACAGCATGCTCAATCACCTTCGGCAGAGGGATATTCGCACCATACTCGGTGTAGGTCTTGGCCCATGAATCCGTAAAGCAATACACCTTGTCGGCCGCCTTATTGAGCTCATCCATCAGCTGAGGATTGATACCCTTGTAGACCTGGTCCACATAGAGCCACAGCTTGTATGGTGTTTCACCCTTCTTGTACTTCATCGACTGGATGAACCGCGCAATGATCATCGGGTCATTGTAGATCATGACCACGTCGGGACCGACCATCTCAATGTACTCATGGATCTTGTTGAACCCAAAGCCCTCCTCCTTCGGGTCCTCGTTTGCCGCTGCATCGTAGGCCACGATACCATCGGGCACCTTGCGAATGTTCTTCTTCTCGGGGTGACGCTGAAATCCGAAATGAAACGTCTTCACCTTTGGGGCCAAAGCGGCACACTGGGACAGGAGATTGGAAACGACCTTCGAATACCCAGTTGTCTGATCGACGTGAGTGCTAACGAGAACGAACCTCATTTGAGTGTATTCTCTCCCATCTGTATAAATAGGATGCAGGTGAACTCTGCTCAAGATTATTTGAGCGCGCAAAAGCGCCGTATTGTTGCTGCACAGTTCGCACAGGATCCCCCGCCTGCTCATCGCAAGTACAATTATGTCTATCTGTCCGTATTGGCCAACAAGGAAACACAGTACAACAAGGTGCCGTATCCACAGACTCTCAGCCTCGCAGCGGGGTCGGTACCCGGTGGTGTCTATACGAATATCGGAGCCAAGATGACGACACAGAGCCAGACCACGCGCCCGACCATCAATGACTGTGTGAATTGTCCTACTAACGCAACACCTCTTGCTGGTTCTTTAATCTAAACAATCAGTGTGCGTTAATACAAATGCCGGGCGGCCTCATTCAACTGACCCAGGTCGGCTCTCAGAACCATATCCTTAATGGGAATCCATCGATGACCCATTTCAGAGCTGTATATCGCAGGTATACCAACTTCGCGATGGAGTCGATTCGTATGGACTTTTCCTCGTCAAAACTCGACTTCAACGCAACCCAGACTCGCACGCTGAGCTGTCGAATCGATCGGTATGCGCAACTCCTCCACGATACCTATTTGATGATCACCCTTCCAGATATTTGGTCGCCGATGGTCGCACTGACCCAGAGTCAAACTCCACCTTCTGGATACGATCCTCGGTGCAGCGCGGTTGGGTATGAGTTCCAGTGGATCAAGAACATTGGATACAACTTGATCGATCACGTGGACATCGTGATGAACAACGTTACCATTCAGTCATTTACGGGCGAGTGGCTGAAGATGTACTCCTATTTGACTCACGATGCAGCGAAGCGCCGCGTGGTGGATCAGATGGTAGGAAATGTTCCCGAGATGTATGATCCGGCAAACTCATATGACCGCGAGAATCAGTATCCCCACGCAGTAACCCCCGCATCCCTTCCAACTGTTATGCCGTTTACCACGACTCCAGAGCCTTCGATCCGCGGCCGACAGCTTGTAGTCCCCCTTCATTTTTGGTTCTGCGAGAACCCTGGACTGGCCCTGCCTCTCGTGTCGCTCCAGAACTCCGAGGTCTTCATCAACGTAACATTGCGGCCTCTGAACCAGCTCTATACCGTGATTGATGTTGCACCGACAAGTGCGACGTATGGCCAGCGCATTCAGCCTACAGGCAATTATCCGATCGGACTGTTCTTAAGCGCACCATCGGCAACTGGTACATCATCAACACCGACTGTGACGTCCTTCTACGCGAATCCCTACCTAGAGGGCAACTTCATCTATCTCACCGATATGGAGATGAATCAACTCGCAGCAGCTGATCAGACGTTCTTGGTCAAACAGGTCCGACGCACTGTGAAGGAAGGGCAATATGGAGCAAACTCTGATATCGAGATTCCCATGTTCAACATGGTCACTCGCATGGTGTTCTCTGCACAACGGTCCGATAAGATGCTGACGAATGATTGGGATAACTACACAAACTGGGCGAGTTCGGATCGTGCTCCCTTCTCGGGGATCACTGCGAACGTTGGTGACTTGTTGTATACGTCGGGTCAGTATCAACTCTCATCCGTTTCGCCACGGGAGGTCATCACCGACGGCGTGCTCTTGATGGACGGCAATGAGCGGTTCACGACAAAGCCAACGCAGTACTTCTCATTGGTCCAGCAATACAAGCACACAACCGGCGAGCAGCCTTCCACGCTTCCCGGGCTCTACATGTACTCATTTGCGCTGAACAATGACCAGTATCAGCCAAGTGGAGCCCTGAACGCAAGCATGTTCAACAAGATTGTATTGCGCATATCCCTTCAGCAGCCCACGCCGACCGCTATTGGTTCCAGCGCTCAGTCAGTGGTCTGTATCCTCAAGTCGACTGCGCTCAGTCAGAACCCGGTTGTGATTTCAGACCCGTTGGCGACAAATCCAGATGGATCGTTGTTGTTCCCCTCTGATCAGCTTCTTTCCGTTGTTCAGACAGTTGCGAATAACAACATCATCTTCACCTACACGTATTCGGTTGCAGTCTACGTTGAGTCGATCAACTACCTGCGCATCGTGAGCGGTATCGCAAATCTCGTGTTTGCTTCTTAACAATGGGCGACATTCTGATAATGACCGCCAACTACGTGGTCGGGTCACAAGACATCGACGTAAAGGACTACGTCTTAACAGAACAGAGCACCAACTATGGTGCGATTGACTTTCCTGTTCAGAAGATGGATGACGACCTGCGTAAGGACCATCGCATCTCGGTTGCGAAGGATGCAGATGCTCTGAAGCTAACTCCGCCTCGTCTGACGATTACCTATACGGATGCAGCAGAAGCATATCACACTGTGGATTATGCGATTACCGAATCGGTTAACCTTGGTGAGCGGACGGCCTTTGGTAAGTTTGTGCAGAAGCCGGGTGATGTCTTGTGGAGTGTCGGACTCACTGCGGCAAAGGGGCAGTTCCTCTTCGTATTTGTAGTTGCGTGGGCTCTCATCGTGCTCTGGTCCTACAAGCAGTGGGCCTTTCTTCAGGGCTCCTACAACGCTGGGAAGATTAGCATTATCATCGACGACGACTACGGCATTCTAGGGAAATACATCGTGCTGGGTATCTACATCATGTTCTACTACGGCGAGATGGCTGAGGAGCCGTTATCGAAGTTCTTCAAGCCACCTGTTGAACCCGGATGGACCTTTAAGTTCATCTTCGCATTCCTCGCCGCTCTCACGCCGGTCAGTTCCTTCTTCTTCCAGTTTCTGATTTGGTTCACAGTGGTTAAAACTCTTATGACTAAGTAGTAATGATTGAGGTCCGTTGGCTCATTGCCGGGGTTCTTACTGGCCTGATTTTGGGGTCAGTCTTTATCCCACCTACGCGGAAAACATCGGGCGTTCCTCATCCAGGAAGCCCCGAGGTCTTTCACACTGAAACAGGATGTGTTCGCTTTGAGGCGACCGAAGTGCCGTGCACAGCGGAACCCGATTCACTGAATCTCCTCGCATCTAAGTAATGAAGTTGACGCTGCCTATTACACATGTTCTTGACCGAGGAGCTCCCTTCTTCTCCTTCATCATTGGACTCGGACTAGCTGTGCTGGTGTTTCACCGTGAGTATGGCGTCATCAAGACGCTGGCTGTTCCCGTCAAGGAAACGATGAACCGAGTGGTCAAGGTGGACGGAAAATGCTATCGCTACCGCGTGGAAGATGCGCAATGTGAAATCCCGTCTTCCTCATAAACAATGGAGGGTGCTACATCTCTCGACGCTCTGCTTCCGAGTCCCCAGGGTCCGCAGTCGGCTCCCCCCGTGTATCCCGAGGCGAGTGGACCTCCCCCGAGTTCCACACCTATGCCGTCGTTCAAGCCTACGCTTCCGGCGATGGCGTTCATGTTTCGCAACCTCCAGATGTACGTGTCGTTCTTCGTAGCGACCTTTGTGCTGTCGCTGGCCACACCTCGCAACCTTCTGCTCCAGTACATCCCGTCAGCCTACACTTCGAATGGCGTGGTCAGCTACCAGGGAGCTGGAGTCATTGCCGCAGCGTCGGTTGTTCTTGGGCATTTTGTTAACGTAGTTATTACAAGCTTTCTCGGATAAATGCCTAGATATACAATGCAGGTTCAGCCTGCTTGGGTTTACCCTCGCATTCTACTCGGAGCGGGAAACCAACTGACTCCCCTCTTTGCAGCCAAATACAACATTACCCACGTGGTCAATTGCGCATTTGCCGACGATTGTCCAGAGTGGTGGAGGAAACGTCACCCAGGTCAGTATGCCGAACTTCATGCACTCGACAGTTTGGCTGTGCGCATTCTTGATTGGTATCCGGAGTTCGAGAACTGGATGCGCCTGTTTCTACGGTCGACCAACGGAACGGTCTTCGTTCACTGTAAGGCAGGCGTGAATCGGTCAGCGTATTTGATTCTGACGTTCGTGTCCAAGAACTTCGGCATTGACTTTAACACATTGCTGTCTGCAGTTCGCAAGCAACGACCCATTATTTGCGATAATTCTGCTTTCATGAAACAGGTGAAGGACGAACTATATGGACGTGTTCCGAGTCAGGAAGACACGGGATACCGAAGCAACGTCGATGGGAACTCTTGATTCTGTCCACCAGGACATTGTGACCGGATTGCGGGACTCAAAGACGCACACTGAAGAGTTGAAACAGGAGGCGGATGGATTGCGAATCCGTCTGGAAGAACTCCGCACATCGGGGGAGATTGCTGACGTTGTTACGTGTAGCACGTGGGAAGCGCGTATTCGTGAGATTGAGGAGGAACTGTCGAAGGCGAACCCAGTGGAGGACTATTACATGAAAAACATGGACATCCTCATGGACTACTACAATCGCCCAACGCAGACCACGCAGGCCAAGGATACGACCACGTTCATGAAGTTCTTCTCGGCCGCAGCTCCAGTGGAGGCGGGCATGACCAAGAAGCAGATGTTTGATGAGTACGTTGCGCGAATGAAACTGGGAAATGCGCCAGAGGTGACG